CGCGCGGGCAGCATGTCGACCGCCGCGTCAAACAGCCAGCTGGCGCCATCTCTCCGCAATAAAACACTTGCCAAGGTTACGCAAATACGCTACACTGTTAGGTGTGCTTTCGGGTCGTACCTTTCAATTTATGCCGACTTAGCTCAGCTGGCTAGAGCAGCTGTTTTGTAAACTAAAATTTATACCGACATACCGATGTGATTACCCACATCGGTTTTTTATTTGTACGAAAAAGTGAGGAGCAATCGATGTGGGCTCCTCACTTTTTCGTTTAACTGAGGTCGCCAATCAGTGAATTGTCGGTCTCCGAAAGCGAAAAAGCTATCGTTACAGAAAGTACGGCGCAAATATACATGAGGGCGCGGCAGTAATCTACAGGGCGATCACCTTAACAATCAGGATTCATATCAATCAGCATCAAGCTTCATATGGGGGTTGCTAGCAGTAAAAACTTTATATGTCCCACTTTCTCCAACCCCCATACGAGGCTTGGTGCATCACGGTTATCGCTGCGCGAGTCGTGGAGGCTAAGATTTCTTTCGAGCAGACATCAGTCGTTGGGGGTGTGAGAGGAGATATTAGTCTTCACTGTTCGCGTAACGATAGCCTACCGTTCAATAGCCGCTGCGAGGGTTATTGAACGGTAACTCTAACCTCTTGGACGAACTGCAACATCGTAATTTCTAATGCTCAATGATTACCCGTTATACTTAGCAGCTCGTCCGAATCAAGGAGACGACTATGAAACTATTCAACAAAACATCTAAAACCAAAAAGGAGAAAACAATGAAAACAGTAACCATCAACAAAATCAAATACGAAGCGATGAAGATAACGCTCATCATCGTATCAATCGTAACATTCGCCGCTGTCTGTACCGGTATCGGCTATCACTACGGCAAACAGCATACTGTCCAGCGTAACGCTGAAGTAATAAGCCTCGCGAAGCAGCTGTCAAAATCAAACCAGTAGGTAAACCAGCCGCACCTACTGGCAAGCCAAAGGCTGACCCACCACCACAACCACCGCAGAAACCGCAAAATACGCCAATTCCAGCGACAAAGACTGTGGTAATACCATCTGCGCCGCCAAAACCAGCTGTACCAGCGGGCTGCGAATTGGTTCGACAAGAGCTGGTTAAATATCCAGGTTGGAACACTAACTTGATGATGGCTATCGCCAGAGCTGAAAATAGAAGCTGCAACCCACTGAATCACAACCTAACCAATACCGAAAATCACAGAGTGTGTATCGGCAGTTACGGTGTTCTGCAGGTTGGCTGCGTACATTTTCGTCCTGACGAAAACAGAAACGATACAGCGACTGTTGTAAAAGTTGCATATCGAGTTTGGCAAAGTCAAGGATATACAGCTTGGACTAACTACCGAAACGGTGCGTATAAGGAGTTTTTACGATGAATAGTAAAACAACGAGCCTGTTAGATAGTTTTGAGTTGAAATATGAACGGCTAAAAAGCGAGGATTATCTAGCAAGGCGGGCTAGCAACTGGCGCGCTCGTATGAAGCGGCGCAAGCAAAGAAAGGAGAGAGTGCGTGTACATAAGAGCAACACATAAGAAGTTCGACATAAATGACATACGGTCCACCGCGTCTTGTCCTGAATGCCAGTCAAAACACCTTATGCTTTCCCGGGGGAGGCTATCCTGCCGTAATTGCGGCGCAGAGATTGGCAGAATTGGGAAAACCAACAAGTACGGTGCTAAGCGTACTGAAATGAACGGTAAGATATACGATTCAAAGTTTGAAGCGCAAGTGGCCGCAGACCTAGAGGTTGAGAAAAAACTTGGCCAGATAAAGGACTACGACACGCAATATCGAATTGAAGGTTGGGTGTACGACGAAAACGGTAATAAAGCATTCCCCTACCGGCATAAAGTAGACTTCAGAATCCACAACTTGGATGGCTCATTTACTCTACGGGAAGCTAAGGGCGTGGAAACCGACGACTACAAGTGGCGGCGGAAGATACTAGAGAATGTTTGGCTGCCTGCTCATCCCGATTATACGTACGAGGTAGTCTATCAAAAACGTAATAAGCGAAGATATAAAACTTCGCAACGATGACAACTAATAATCTGGTGCCCGATTTTACGCTGGTTTTCCTGTTTAACAGCGCAGATGGGTTAAATGGCTAGTTCCATTCTCTAAACTAAAATCTAGCAGCAGCCAGAGTCCACCCTAGGAGGTAGAATGAAGCTAATCGTGACGGTTGATTGTAAGGATAGAGAAATATCACGGTATATTGATTCAGACACCGTAAAAGAGAATATGATGACAGAAGTCTGGAAAGGTATCCAAAAGCAGTTAGAAGAAAAAGGCTATAAGATAATCACTCTTTCGGTAGAGGAGTATAAGGAGAAGTAAGTTATGAAAAAACCAGTAGCTGAAGTGAATATCAAAATATTTAAAAAAGGCAGGAAATACTGTGGTGAAACCAAAATTGGTATGAATTCTGACAATCCAGAGTTAGTTTTAGCTATTTTAAAAGCTCTTGATGACATATCAGCTAGATTTGCTAAAGACAGCGCAAAGGAACTAGCGAAAGATATTTTGAGAAATATTTTAGAAGACGAGGATCTAGAGGAGCTTTTTAAAGAAGATGAAACGTTATAGGCTGCGTAAAGATACGCCAACCATCAAAGCTGGCACAATCTTTGAAGAAGTAGTTAGTGATTTTGATGGAGCGAAAGAGCTAGCGCGAATTACACCAGTCGGAGCCAAAACTAATCCACAATGGACGATTCGGGATATTGATAATTTTGATGAGTGGTTTGAGGAAGTCAAAGAGCCGACAGACAGTATTCACTGGAAACCTAGAATTGGCGGTAGATGTTTTATTCTTGCGAACGCCAACATAAGACTAACATCTTATACCGGAATGCTACGTGATTACAATGCTTGGCGTACTGGCAAAGTATTTCGCACCGAAGAAGAGTGCGAAAAAGCCCTCGACCGTGAACTAGCCGAGGTTAGACTACGCCGAACCTCAACGTTTAAGCCAGACTTTGAGAATGACAATGGCGGGTGGATTGTTGTCTATAACTACCGACACCACGAAATGTCCGCGCAACATGTTAATTTCGAAGACGCTGGTGAACCTGTGCGCTATGAGACCAAGGAAGAAGCCGAAAGGTCTATCGAAGAAAACCGAGAAGACTGGTTGATTTACTTTGGGATTGAGGAGGAAGACTAATGTCGGTGATAACAATAGCCTCTTGGATTGGCGTAGTAACACTTGGAGCTTTCGCTATTTTAGTGTTAGTAGCGACCGTTATATTGGTTGTGACTATCATAAGAGCAATAATCGAAACGTAAACACCATTGACCAATGACCTACCATACGTCAAAAAAACTGGGCGAACATTAACATTTCAACCGTATAACTGGATAGATAATCGTAGCTTAGATGGTAAAGCCGCGCTGCAGCACGTGTACGTACGCAAAGGTGGTTCAAGCCCACCCGATTGTCTATTCAACTGATAGCACCAACGCACCTTAAAGGGTTTGTCTATGTACTCGAAAAACCTAAAAATAACTATATTTTGGTGCTATCAACTGACAACATCAAATACTGGTGTCGTAGAAGTAACTACGATAGGTGTCGATAGCCTTGGTGTTGTCAACTGGCTATATAAGTGGTGAGCTGGTAATTACCGGCCGCTCATCGCAGTAAGTGCTCTTAAGGTATTAGCTGGTAACGGGCAGATGTTAGCTAAGTCCCGTGTGAGTTTTACTCAGCCCCTTATATAGCCAACCAGTTATGCGGTTGAATATGTTAACTATAAATAAGCGAGAATAAGAAATGGATAAAAACAAGAACTTTGCTGAAGAAGAGAAGATTTACGATAGTGTGTATAGTATTTTGTTTGGTGCATTTTACGACGTATCTCATAAGAAGTTAGACAGAATTACACGTAATATTACAAAAGTATTCTTGCGCTATTTAGCAAATAAACGCTAATAGGATATGTAAACAGCATACATGTACTTTACATATATTTAACATAAGAACACGACTAAACTACACGAAATCGTGTAAATAAGGAAAATATGAACATAATACATTACGATTTGTTTGCAGGCATCGGCGGTTTTTCGTTAGCGCTAGAGGAGGTATTCAATGAAGCAAAAATCAACCATATATTCTGCGAATGGGCAGAGTTTCCAGCCGCAGTTCTCAAAAAGCACTGGCCAGACGGAACATTCTATGGCGACATCGCCGACCTTATTGCCGACACCAACAGCAAGAGACACAAGAGTAGTTTCACCGAACCAGAAACCGAGAGACGATCTAACTTGTGTAGTGGAGCTGGGGGCGACAAAAACGAAACGCTCACTATTCTCACAGGAGGCTTCCCTTGTCAGCCATTCAGTCATGCAGGACGAAGAAAAGGCACGGCAGATGACCGCTACCAGTGGCCAAACATGTTTGAAGTCATTAAAAATGTCAAGCCAGACTGGGTCGTCGCTGAAAATGTGCGCGGCCTCGCTACTTGGAACGATGGCATGGTACTCGAGCAAGTGTGCACTGACCTGGAAGACCAAAACTACGAAGTCCAACCGTTTATTATTCCAGCTTGCGCCGTCAATGCCCCGCACCGGCGAGACAGGGTCTGGATTATTGCCCACCGTGCAAACTCAAGGGTTAAAGGTTTGCAAAAACGGGAAATCAATCCCGATGATGCTGCCGACGCCAGATGCATCGGACGGAAGAAGAGGTCCAGCGAAGATATACAACCCGAGAGCAAAAAGCCAGAGCGGCAGAACAGTTACTACTCTGGTTGGGAGCGGGACTGGCGAGAAGTTGCGGCTTCAACCTGCAATGCCCGAATGGATGATGGGCTTTCCAGAGAAGTGGACGGAATTTCCTACAGCTTCGCCAAATGGAGAAACGAATCGATCAAAGCCTACGGCAACGCAATAGTGCCGCAGGTGGCGATGGAGATTTTTAGAGCCATTAAGGAAACGGCAAATGTCAACTAAACCCCTAATTTTGTGGACGTAGAGAAAGGAGACGTCAATGATTTACGAAGTCAAAGTTCGAGTAGTGCAGGAGGGCACTGTCTTTGTTGAAGCTAAAACTCAAGCTGAAGCCGAAAAGGCTGCCACGAGTGATAGCGTTGTCTCAAAGGCTGATTTTCCAGATGTTATTGAGTATTATGCTGATGAAATCTATAACGGTGAGTGCACCGTTGATAAATCAGAGATTGAAATTATCAAGGCGGAGGACGTGCTATGACAAAACTAAAACTCAATGACGTTGTGCAGTTCAATGAAAACCACAAATGGTGTGGTGCTTTGGGAATTGTAAATGAGCTCAAAGAACTCGAGAATGACACAAAGTATCTGATTGGTGTACCGGTTCCAGAAGCAGCCAGCGTTAGCACTGCCTGTATTTTTGTTATGGCAAGCGAGATGGCATTAGAGCGAATTGGTGTAGCAGAGTTAGGAGTTGACGCATGCGAGAGTTAAAATTCCGAGCCTGGGATAACCTAGAAAAAAGAATGCGCAAAGTCGTATCCTTACACTGGCAAGGCGACAAGCTTGTATCAGCAAAGCTTGAGGGCGATAGCGAGCCGATTCCGATTGAGGGACGGTTAGAAATTGAGCAGTACGCAGAACCTATCCTTGCTGACAGGTTAATATGCGAGAACGATATCGTAGTAGACAATCTAAGTCTAAACGCCCATCGAGGCGAAATAGCCTACCTCGTCACTTTGGAAGCTGGGGCGTTTTGGTATAAACCGTTGAGGCGTCTGAAAGGTAGTGGCGGTTTTTCTCGTGATAGCAAACTGGTTGCTTATGAGCATATACATTATAAAACTATTGGCAATGTTCACGAAAACCCTGAATTATTGGAGGAGAAATGAGAATCTATAGTGTAGGGCGCGAAGAGTTAGACGATGACGATTTACAATATCTGGATAAAGAAGCTTACGAATATCTTATCTACAGCTATGAAGCGGCCTATTATGGTGGGAGTGGTGCAGCAGTTCTTAAAGATAACAATGGTAAGTTTATACTGATAAATTTAGGACATTGTAGCTGTTTTGGTCCTCTAGAAGAGCGTGCTCTAAAATGCATCTATTCGCGAGACGAAATAACCAAACTACTAGACAAGCGCTGCAAAGATAAATATGACGAGGAGTACATCAAAAGCGTTACTAAAAAGTTTAAAGAAATAGAAGGGCTAAACTAATGTACATTCCAGAGACTATATTCACCCAATCAGTAGCGAGGTCTGTATTAAGGAGGTTCGTGAAAGATGTTGTTGCTTTTGATGAAAAGCCACATTCTGCTCGTGCTAAATTAGAATGTGTAGATCGGTATTGCGACCTATTGGATTTCTTAGTTCAGGAGGAGCGATTAAAGGCTGTTGCGTTAGAACTGTCGATTATTCTTGACGAAAACACGGATAATAAGCACCTTCGTAAAGCGTTGGAAGATAGAATAATACGCACCAGCGCCTCCCTCAAGATTTTATATGAAAAGCATAGCGCATTAGAGAGAGGGCGTAGGAATAATTAAAACGAGCAATATGTGCCGCAAGGATAAAAGGTAGTTTTTGTGAAAGAAGTTGAAAATAATGGATAGACGCGAATTCTTTACTCTTAGACTATTAGTCTACTCTGTGGCTATGACGATAGTAGGGCTGTTCTTACGATATTCTGATATTGGAGTAGCTTTAATGACGTTTGCTGCATTTTTATGTTTTTGGAGCGGGTCAACAGTGTTTAGAGAGTATAGCGACAATCTAATAGAAGAACGATGGAAAATATTCAAACCTGGTATATTGGAGGTAATATTGATCGTATTGTTTATTGGTTGGTTTGCCTTTATAAGCAGCCTACATCTTGAACATAAACACCCAGAACAAATAGAGCAAGAAGCTCAGAACCGCTGCGAACAACTGTACGGGCCTGGAGCTGGAACGTTTGCAAAGCGTGAATACAGAAGCGGTACATATCGCTATTGTTACGACGCTAAAGGTGACGTAAAAGTGTTTCATTAATAAATGATAATAAAGAGGCTAAATATGAGTACTAAAATATCCGACCAAGACCAAAAATGGCTAGACGAAATAAATAAACTGTCAGAAGAAGGTATTTCGATAGCAAAACGTTCAAGTATGGAGTCTGCTGAGTATGTAGACCTATTACTGAGCAACTTTGATGATAAGAGTTACTGTCAAATGGTAATCGACCAGCATGCGGTAGAAGCAGCTATCGGACAATACTTTGCTGACGTTATTGCTCCTCTCTTTTTCGATATGCAAAAGGTGCTACGGAAGAAAACTAAGATGAGTAAGAATAACGCCGAAACATGTGCCAGAATACATGTAGGACGATTTATTCGCAATATTACTAAGGAGTTGAATAAGAGAAATGGCGAAGAATGAGTCAAAACCATCCATCCAGTGCGACAAGTGCCATAAGCGGGCTAATCGTAGATTTATCTGGTTTAGTGCCAGATGAAATAGACAAGACGCAGTCTAGAATTAAAGCGATAATTGACGAGTTTATAAATGAACCTCTCCGCAATAAGACAGGCTACAAAAAATAAAATTGCCGAAGCTAGAGCTCGTAAAAAACAGCGTTGCATTAAATACAACGACACCTGTGAGCATGACTGGCAGAGATTTAAGCAGACTATTAAGCCGGAGCGAACCGCTGAACAAATTAAGCAAAGCATGGGCTATAAAGGTGAGCGTGCTTATTTCATCGTAGCCGCTTGCATGAAGTGCCATAAGAAGCGGTGTATTGAGTTGGTGGTTGAGCGGTAGTAAAAATAACCACCCGAGAGTGGTTATTTTTCTCGCTAGTATCCAAACTAACAGATTTTTGAAAACGCGGTCCGAAATATAGACAGGATGCTCGTTTTTGTGTATTATGAAAAATACAGCACCCCCAGCTGGTATTTTTAATGATACTAGGGGGTATTTTCTTTTGGCTGAGCAAAATGGAAAACATGCAGGCGGACGACCTCTGAAATTTGCGACGGTTAAAGAGCTTGAACGCAAGATTAAGGCGTATTTTAAGTATTGCGACCCGCACATTGAGACAGTGAAAGTTTTGCAGCAACCGCTGGTTGAGAATGAAAAAGGGCGCATGGTTGAAGACATGGACGCTGAGCCAATTGTTGTGAAGAAAAAGCGTGTGTCTGAGCAGCGTCCGTACACGATAACGGGGCTAGCTCTTTTTTTGGGAACTACCAGACAAACGCTACTTGATTACGAAGAGCGCGACGAGTTTTCTGACACTATAAAAGCGGCAAAGCTGAAAATTGAGTCGTTTGCCGAAGAACGGCTGTATTCGAATAAAGGTTCGGTTGCTGGCACGATATTTTCATTGTCTAATAATTTTGGCTGGAAAAATAAAGTCGAGCAAGAGAATAGCGGCGAGTCGAAATTGGTTATCGAAACGCGCCACCATGCAGACGAGGAGACGGATGACGATAATTAAACTGCCGCACATCTACCGTGCGCGCGACTATCAGAAGGATTTTTGGGATGCGTTACACGGCGAAGGGAAGCATAAGGGTAAAAAGTATTGGCTATTTGTACTAATATGGCATCGCCGCGGCGGCAAGGACTTAACGAGTTGGAACGCGGCGATTGAGCATGGCGCAGAGAACGTCGAGACGATTAAATATGGTTTTCCAACTGGCGATA